GCCCACGACGCCCTTGTAGTCGTCCTTCAGGGTGAACCCACTGTCGCCCTGGGCGTACAGCCCGCGGAACTGCTCGGGGACCTTGTTGATGTCCGCCACCGTCGTATTCTCGCCGAAGACAAAATCCATGCTTGCTTCTCCTTCTCCGCATCGCGCGGGTTGTTCGGGCTTCGCGCCCGGGTTGGTTGTAGACCTGCAAGTTACCGCGGCCCTAGCGCATTGGGAGCCAGTGTTTACTCCAGGGAGATCGACGCCCCCAGGTACGCGCCGGCCGCGTCGTACCAGCCCTCGCGCACGGGCCCACCGACCAGGGCGACAAGCTCGGCCAGCGGCACTTCGCCGCGGACGGTCGACCCGTCCTGCCAGCGGACCAGGGTGTACACGTTGCCCATCAGCGCCTGGTAGCGCACGACCGGGATGGCTGTGTCGTCCTCGGGCACGCCAGGGGCGAAGCCCGTCTTCTCCGCCCAGCCGGGCCCCGGCTCAAAGTCTTCCATCAGATTTCCTCCATTGTGATGATGTGCTTCCCGCTGTAAGTGTCGACCTCGGCCGAGAGGACCTTCAGGCGCGTGCCGGGCATGTACAACACCTCGCGCTCCCCCGGGTACTTGCTGAAGGGCGCCACGTCGACGCCCCTCTTGCCAATGATGCGGATGAGCACGTTGCCGCCAAAGGCGGCCTTGTCGCCCGCCGAGGTCGAGATGAACGAGGCCTCCTCCACCACCTGGCCCACCCTGTAGACCGACAGCACCTTGCCCAGGTCGCTCTCGGAGATCGACATGCCCCTGGACGTCATGCCGACGAACTTGGGCATCTTCGCCATGCCGTGCTGCGCCGCCTCGACGTACGCCTGGAGCGCCAGGTTGGTCTGGTAGTCGCCCTTGCGGAGTGACTTGTTCAGGACCGTGTACGTCGAGCCCGTGTAGGCGTGGATGGCCGAGGCCTCCTCCACGGTCACCTCCGGCAGGCCCGCCGCCTTCTGGGCGGCGTTGATCTTCTTGGTGACAGACTCGCTGAGCCTATCATAGTGCTCAATAGCTGCACGCCGCTGTTGGTTGTTAAATCTTGGGGGCGGGGGTATGCCCTCGCGCGGGGTAAGCGCCGGCCTGGCAGGCACGCCGATAGCCTTCAGCAGGTCCGCCTTGGCGGCTGCCTTGGACGCCATCTTGGCAGCCTCAGCCGCCGCCAGGTCCGCGGCGGTGTAGGATGCCGCCAGGTATGGCTTGGCGACGACCTTGCCCGTCGTCACCTCGTACTGGGCCAGCTCGATCAGGTCCATGCCCATGTCGGGCTTGTACGTGGTGCCGAAGATCTTGCCCAGCATCTCGTGCGCGCCCGGCACATCCCCTCCGCCCGCAAAGTACGTCTTGAGCTTGGCAAGGGACTGGGACGACACGGAGCCAAGCTGCTTGCCCGCTAGCTTTGGCGATTTGAGGCCTGGCACGTCCGCCTTGGGGGAGGACGCGGAGACCCCCGCAGCCTTCTTGAGTTTGTCGGCCTCCATGGCCAGCTCCATGAGCTTACTCATGCTCATGGTCTTGGCACCGGGCACGCCCGCTGCGATTAGCCCCTCCTTCATCTCGCCCAATGTCGGGGGTAGCCCGTTTTTGGTGCCAGCTGCCTGGATCTCCAGGTAGTGCTCCGCAGGCGTCTTCTTGGGAGTGCCCTTGGATGGGGCGGGCGTGCCCTTGGGCGGGGCGGGCGCGGGCGCAGCTGGTGCCTTTGCCCCCAGGGCCTTGGCCTGGGCCTTCAGCTCGGCGATCTGGTCGTAGGAGAGAACGAAGCCCTTCTCCTTGAGGATGGTCCCATAGGCAAAGGTGTCGGTGTTGCCCGAGTTGATGAGCTCCACCACGTGGTCGAGGGCCGTCTTGGCCGGGGCCGTCGCCAGCCCAGTCTCCTGGGCCAGCTGGTACATCGCCAGCTCGATGATCTCCTCCGCGGCCGGCTTGGACCACGTGTACTCCTCGGTCAGCAGGGCGAGCGCGGCCTGCTCGGGGCTCATGTGCTCGGGGTACTGCTTCTTGGCGATGAGCTCCTTCACCTCGTCGACGGTGTAGAGGATGTCCTCGTCGGTCGTCCCGTACAGCGCGGGCTTGGGCATGCCAGCTGGCTTGGCCGCCTTGGCCGCGAGAGCGGAGGCCTCCTCGAGCGCCTGTATGACCTGGGCCTTCAGGGCCTTGGCCTCCTCCGTGGTCACCTCGACCCCGTGGGCCTTGAGGGCGTCCTGCAGGCCGAGAGCCCCGGTATTGCCCTCCGCGTACGCCTCCATCGCCAGGTCAAAGTTGGACTTGGCGGGAACTGCGGCCGGCACGGCCTTCGGCACGCCAGGCACCGGGGCGACGTCGGGCACCGCCTTCACGGTCACCGTCGGCCCCGAGGCCTTATTCGGCATGAGCCCGGCCTTCTTCAGCTCCGTCTTGTAGGACGCGAGGGACGCCTTGGTCGTCTTGGCGTCCGGGAACTGGGCCTTCACCGCCGCGAGCACCCCGTCGTCCGGCAGGCCCTGCTGCAGGAGGGCCTTCGCCAGGCCGCCGACGGTCTTGTGCTGGCCCGCGACCTCGTACGGCACGGACGGCGCACCCATGAGCGGCTTGGGCGCGTCCGGGTGCGGGACCGGGAACTTGTCCAGCAGGAGCTGCTTGGCCTCCGCCACGGACCCCTGGAAGGCCTTGTTGAACTCGATGGCCGACAGGCCCTGGGACGTCAGCGGGGAGGGGCTGAGCGCCTGCGCGAGGATCTCCGCCGTCAGCTCGTCCTCGTGCGAGAGGTAGTAGCCGTACAGCTTCTTGTCGCCCGCGCTGAGGAGCTCGGCGAAGTCCATCGGGTGGTTCAGCTTGAGGTCGTGCTGCTTGTGGAGCAGGTGGCCGAGCTCATGGGCCGCGACCTGCTGCGCCTGCTGCTGGGAGATGGCCGACAGCTTCTTCCCGCTGAGCAGCACGCCCTTGCCGGCCTCGTAGTAGCCGTACGCCCCGGGCATCCCGCCCAGGTCCTCGACGACGTTCGCCCACTGCCCGCCGATCGCGTGCTTCACGCCGGCCGGCAGGTGCATCTCGAGGTTCTCGACGACCGCGGCCACGCTCTGGGCCTGCTTGATCCCGCCCGACGGAAGCTGTCCCACGAGCTGGTCGAGCGCGCCCGCCTTCTTCAGCTCGGTCTTGTACGAGGCGATCGACGCGGCCGACGTGCTCGCGTCGGGGAACTCGGCCTGGATGTGGGCGAGCACCTCCGGCGTCGAGAGGCCCTGCTGCAGGAGCGCCTTGGCCTTCATGCCGACGCCCGGCTGGACGACGTTCAGCTTGTCCTGCGAGGTGGCCGCCTTCAGCTCGGCGATCGTGTAGGGCTTGCCCTGCTCGTCGACGAACTTGTCGAGGGTCGCGCCCTTCCGGAAGATCTCCGCCTTGGTCTTGCCCAGCACCTCGTCCTGGAAGGCGCCCGGCTGCTTGCGGAGCCACTGGTCGTAGGTCTGGGCAGACGGCATTTGCCCGATGTTCTCGTCCGCCCACTTGTCCCGGCGGGCCTTGATGGCCGCGGTGCGCTCCGCCTGGCTCATGCCCTTCCACTTGTCGCCGGCGGCCTCCTTGGCCTCCCGGCGGAAGTCTACCTCGCGCGCGGCGCGGGTCCTGGAGTCGCGGACGAAGGGCCTGTCGCCCAGGATCTGCTCGCCGTCCAGGACGGGCGTGGTGGTCGAGCGGCAGCCCGGGTGCGCGGGGGGACGCGGCCCGGAGTCGATGGGGTAGATCTGCCCGTCCCGGCCGCGGCAGACGTCCGAGGTGCGCCCGTCCAGGGTGGCGACCCAGCGCACGCCGGAGATGATGTCCGCGTTGGCGTTCCAGACCTCCTGGCGTGCGGCGTTGGAGACGTGGTTGACGGCGGTGCGCGCGATGGTCTGGGCGTTGCGCCTCGTGATGGCGGTGATCCCGTCCTCGTAGTTGTTCGCCCGCGTGCCGCGGATCCGCTTGACCATCTGGTCCAGGGTCTCGCCCTGGGAGACGCCCAGCCTGATGGCCTGCTCGATCCTCGAGACGTCGCCGGCCTTGAGGGTGCCGAGCCAGCCCTCGAGGGGCACGCCGTTGATCGGCCGGGAGGCCAGCGTCTTGAGCGTCGCCTCCGGGACGGCGTTGAGCTTGAGCTCGACCGGGCAGGCCGCCCGGATGGCCTCCACCTCCCACTCGGCCTCGTTGCCCGCCAGCTCGGCGGCGTCCTTCTGGATCTCCTCGCCCAGGCGCTCCGCCAGGGCCGTCCGCTGCCTCCGGATGTCGACCAGGAGGGCCTTCAGGCGCGCCTCGGACGTCTCGGTCAGCTCCGTCTGCAGCTTGGCTACCAGCTCGTCGTCGGAGGCCTTCAGGAGCTTGGCGACCGCCCTGGCCTGGCCCGCGCTGTAGCGCAGGAGCTTGACCTGGTGGCGGATGGACGCGTCGTACAGCAGCTCGTTGGCGGGGGTCGGCATCACTCAGCCCCGCCCAGGCCGCCCGTGCCCGCGCCGCCGGCGTACATGCCGTTGAGCCCGTCGGTCGGGGCCTCCGCGTCCAGCTGCCCCTGGTTCTTCTCCAGGTCGAAGTCCTCGCACAGGACGCCGCGGCGCTTCAGCTCGCCCAGGTAGTTCTCG